GACCACCTTCGGCAGATGCAGCCGGTCTTTGCTCGTGTTCACCTTCGTGACGCGGCTATAGAGCCTCGTCGGCGCGGCCTGCTTCTGGATGATCTTATTGAGCGTGTCTGCCGGGACGAGTACACCGCCGCTATCGTCGAGGCCCTCCTGAAGGGTCTTCAGGTCGGTCGGCGTGAGCGCGTGGACACCCAGACGATTGCGGAGGAAGCGGCCATACGCGCGCTTGTACTCCGGCTCGTGGATGGCGGCCCACTGCTTCTCCGTCATGCCCGACCCTTCCGGGTCCATGTCGTCCACCTGAATATCGCCCTTGGCGGAGGTCAGGCCGACAGAACCGGAGGGCGTCACTCCCAGAAGCTGCGCGCCGGGCCGGGTCGGATTGCCGTGCTTCGGGAGGACGTAGGCCGGATTGTTCAGGAAGGCGTCCAGTTCGCCGGCCTTGCGGATATTGTCCTGGATGGCGACGAGCTGGGAGCGCAGAACCTCGTTATCCCCAAGCAGTTTCTCCACGGCGGCGTTGTCGTCGCCGCTGTAGTCGGGCTTGGCGAGGGTCTCGTTGATGGTTTTCTGGTTGGCCTGAAACTGTTCTATCAGGCGCTTCTGCTGTTCATTCATGGGATGCTAACTCCCGCGCCGATGAGGTCGGCGCGCATGGCGAGAATTCGTTTCTGGGCCGCGAGGCGCAGGGTCTCTGCGTCCACCGCCGCCGCTGCCGTGTCCGGCTCCTCGTTGCCAGCATCCCGCTGTAACGCTGCCTTGATACCGTGCAGGGTAATGGCCGTCGCAATCTTCTGGCTGGCTCCTAAATCCCTTAAGAGTGCCTCGAACTGGCGCTCGGTCATCGTGGAAAAGTCAATGTCTTGAGGAAGGGCGAACTGTTTCGCCTCCGTCGCCATCGCCAGCCGCTGCATAGGAATGGGGGCGATGGAATATTCGTAGAGTTCTTTGGCCTCAAAGATCGCGCGGCAGTAGCCCTTGCACTCCTTGATGCCCTTCAAATCGAAGAGATGGAGATCGTCGCGGCTGTCTTCGATGTACTTCGCCATCAGTTTGCCGTTCTCAAACCACATGCGGCCTGTCTCATAATCCACACCGAAGCCGACCGAGAGGCCGACGCTTTTTTTGGCAGCAAGCCGTTCCCGGCAGATCGTGCGCGCCTCCTGGGCGCTGTCGGTGGAGTGGAACTGGGCCTCCGTATAGAGGTTCTGCCCCTGCTCGACCGCCTTCATCGGCATGGCGACGGGCAGCCCGCTCCAGCGATGGCCGACAAACACGACACCATCGGTCAAAAAGGCTTTCAGGACTTTTTTGAATGCCCCAGGGAAGATCACGTCCTGCCCTCTGTCCATGATTCCCATGACCGCCGCATTGCCACAGAGCCGTCCGTTCTCGTCCATCTCTGCGCCATCCGCCTTGATCTCAAACGATTTTTCAATCGGCGCGCCGACTATCTCGCTCTCAGGATTCATCCGTCTCGTCCTCGCTGTCCGCCGCTTTGGTATTGCCACCCGGTTTTTGACCGGGCTTGCCTGGACCGCCGTCCGGCATCGGCTCCTGCTTCTCCCGCAGTTTGTCGCCACCCGTAATGGGCTTCAGTCGCAGCCGCTCCCGCGCCTCATTGGGTGTCAGGAACGGCCCACCGCAGGCCCCTTCCAGCCGCTGATACAGCGCGTTCTGGTCTTCCTGAAGCGCCGCGACCTCCGTATAGTCGAATCCCAGCCGCTCCCTGTCCGGGACGCTCCCCGGCATGTCCGGCAGCAGCTGGCGGCTGATCTGGCGAGCGACGTTACGCTGCATGGGGATGAGGCAGTTCTGCCAGGCCATGCGCTGCGCCGTCTCGATGTTGTGCTTGTCGTTGCTGTTTTCTAACCCCACCCCTAAGCCCAGCACGACCGCAGGCAGCCCGAACGCCGCGCTGATCCGCTCTTCCGGGAGCCGCCGCATCTTGGTCACGTCCATGTCCGCAGGGGAGAAACTGACCACCTCGACCTTCAGCGGGAAGTTGTTCACAAAGGGCAGCCCTCGGCCATCCCCCGTAAACTTCTCCCGCCACAGTTCCTGGAACTTCAGTTTCTTGGCGTCATCGAAATCGGTGGGGCGGCTCCCTTCCGCCGGCGAGAGCACGACGCCCGGCACGCCCATATTCCGGGCGAGCGCGGCGCACATCGTGGCGTACTCGTTATCCGTGCAGACCTCCCGCAGAATGGCCGCCAGGTCCGAGAAGCCTTTCCGGCTATTGTAGGGGTTCATGCCGTTCCGCAGATGCACGATGTCCTGCACGCGGAAGGGTATCGTGACCCCGTCCACGCGGTACTCATACCAGCCCACAAACTCGCTGCCATCGGTGGCCCAGCGCGGCTCCACTTGCCAGTGGGGGAGGTAGTAGAGCCCGACGACCTTCGAGGCGGCACTGCGCTGCTTCCACCAGTAACTGTTCCCGTCCATGAACCAGGAGAGGTACGTGCCTGCCATGAGCACGCTGCCATCATAATCCCGATTGCCGTAATCCAGGAGGTCGCACAGCCCGTGATCGTCCGCCGCTTTCTCCCACTTGTCCTCTGCCGTTTTCTGCATGAGGATATGGGGCGCGTCCGGGGCGTTCCGATTCACCCAGTTTAGGCCGGTCAGGACAATCGAGTTCTCAAAGAGGTTGCCCGCCTCCTTTTTGTAGTCGTAGGCGCTCCCCCCGACGAGCGATTGCAGCCAGCCCCAGCCGCTGGTTGACCCGTAGGCTCCGCCCGTGCCCTGGAAGCGCATCCGGCCCCGGAGTCCTGCGCGCATATTATCTCGAAAGCCTTTGAGGAGGGGCATGGACTATCGGCTCCGCTCAGCATCGCCTCGAATGGCGGCCCAGATGCAGGCGAGGCCGATGACGGCCAGGCCGCAAACAAAAAGGCCGCCCGCGACGGCGACCAGAGAGAGAAAGAGTTGGACTGGGTTCATCTGCTAAACCGAGGAGTAAGCATCCTTAATAAGTCGTGCTTATTGGCAACCGCCACCTTGCCCTCCTTATAAATGGCGAGTTGCTTCTCGCTCTCAAGCATGACGACGCCTTCGGGAAGGAAAGGCGATTCTACGCGGTTCCATCCGAGAAACGGAGGCTGCTGTCTTATCTCGCGCACCGCCTCTTGCAGGCCCTGAAGCGTCAGCGGGTTCATCTCGGCGTTGGAAGCGGTCGCACAGGTCAATGGTTCGGCGCATTTGTTCATGCCGCTTCTTTTTCCTCGACTTTGATCGTGGTGTATTTGCCCTTGAAATGCGCGTGCAGATGCTTCCCGATGGAAGGGGCCTGCATCAGCGCCGCATGGTGTTCCGGTCGAACGCCCAGATATTGATACAGCCCGCCATTATGAAAGCGAACCTCCATGACGAGATTCGCTTTGTCGTAGGCCACACTCTTGACGTTGGTAGATTGGACGGTTTTATGCTCCATCGGGCTTGTTCTCCTCCGGCCAGAGGTTCCTAAATACCTGGCGCGTGTAGTTTTCAGCCTCTTGCTGCACCAGGGCGTGGTTTAGAATTAGCCCGATGTCGGCCTCTGCTGCCGCCTGCCGCATTCCCTCCTCGATGTACTCCTGGTATTTCGCACGAAATAATGCTTCCTCTTCAGGAGTCATCAGAGGCAACGGGCCAAAGATGGCCGTCGGCGGCTTGCCGTCCTTCGTAGGCGGCGCTTTATCGCTCACCACGACCGGGTAGCCAAACAGAGTGTTGTTTTCCATCAGAACGCATCCCATTCCACAGCAAACAGATGGTCAGGAGCCACACAGAGCACGAAGCCGTCGCCGTCGTCGGGGGAATGACCACCCCGGTCGGGCTTCCTAAAATCTTCCTTCGGCTCCAATCGCTTGACGGCCACGCCGGTGCTCCGATGCGTCACCCATTTATATTTGCGGGCGCAGAGGTCGGTTTCCAGGGCCTCCGGCGGGTCCTCGATGCGGATGCCCAGCATGACCTCGGCAGCCGCTGCATACATCTCGGTGACCAGGTCGTCAAACGTGGCCTCATCGTAGGGCGAGCCGCCGAAATGCACCTCAATGACCCTGAACTCCCGGACCGCCGCCTTCAGTTCCCAGTCGTTTTTGAGCGCGTCAATCACGCCCGCGCCATACCCGGCGTCTACGCGGATGTGCAGGGTCTCGACGATGACGCCTAATTGCCGCGCCCGCTCGATGGCAGCGAGCGCCTCCGTGCGTGTCTTGCCTGCATAGGCTGGCGTGTCCGCCTGGGGGAACTGCGCGAACCGCCGGACGATGCCCCCCTCTTTGATGTAGCCCGTGCCGTTGTCCCGGCCATACCGCGCAGCGTCTATGCCGATACGGATGTGCTGAAGGTCATTCCGATACTGCGTCCGATGACAGGCCGCCTCATACCGCCCGACCGAAATGAGTGTGTCGTCGGCGATGTTCTTGGGCGCGATGCCCAACACCCGGAAGAGAAACTCGGCATTCGGCTTCAGGATCGTACCGGAAGGGCACTCCTTCTGCTTGCAGACCACCGGGAAGGGCAGGGTGAAGGTGAGATCGTCTTCGCTCTCTTCCTCTACGACCTCACAGTGGAGGTCCACCATATTCGAGACATACTGACGCTTGACGGCGCTCGGTACGATCTCTCTTCCTGCCAGCACATTCGGGTGCGAAACGCACGAGATTCGAAAGCTCGCCACGTCCGCCTGATTCTTCGCCTTGTGGAAGCGGCTCACGCGGGTGCGCGGATTGGCGAGCATGAGGACGATACAGATGCCGCCGGAGACCATCGAGTCTACGGCGTTCCAGACAAAGTCCGGGATGCCTTCCGCCTCATCGAGCACAAACATCAGGTACGCGCCGTGCTGCCCCTGAATGCGCTCCGTGCCCTTGCCGCCGCTGTCGTTGGTGGCTGTGCCTTTGGCGAAGTGATTATCGCTGATCCGCAGCCCTAAATCGAGAATGCGGCCGGGTAAGCCCTTCCCTCTGCGGTCGGTCTTGATCTCCTTGAAGAGAAGATCGTGAATCTGCTGCCAGCCGGGCGCGAAGCAGTAGATGATGCTCGGCACGAAGCAGTCGAAAAAGTGATTGACCAGGCCGCTGCTGAGCTTGGTTTTGCCGACGGTGTGCCCCGCCTCGATACGGAGCCGATTCTTAATGACCACGCCCGGCTGCCAGACCGTGAGTTCCTCGGTGCTGAGTTCGCCCTTCTCCCAGGCGTCCTGTTCATGGAGCTGTCTGAGCGCCAGTACGTAAGCATCAATGATCTGCTGCTGGCCGGGATTCTCCTCGGTTCCGCTCCAGGGCGTCCAGCCCAGTTTCTCCTCAATGTAGCGCGCCGGCGCGAAGCGGTAGGCTTCAAATTCTCCGGGGCCTTCAGGAAGTAAGTTGTCCAGGTCCTCCAGCAGCGACGTGGAGAACGAGGATGCGTCGAACCGCGTCCGAGACGGCCTGGGCAATATCGGGACTCACTTTCGTTATCTCAGAGAGGAGCGACTCGCGCAGGGTTTCCATCGCCCTCGCATCCGCCATCAAGAGCGCCAACTCCTTGCACTCTTTGATGATTTGCCTGCACTCTTGTGCGGTCTGCAAAATCAGCGTGCGCGGGTCGGCGTGCTTCGTTTCTGCCCGGTCTACTTCCAGCCCTTTCTTCTCGACACGCGACAGAAGGACATCGAGCGGGGCTTTCTTCTTCACCAGGCGCGGCTCTCCGTTCGGACCGGGTATGTCGGCAAAATCCCAGTAGGTGACGATGATCTCCTGCGACCGCGCACCGATGTCAAACTTCTCCGGGTCTTCGGCATCGGTCAACCATTCCACGCAGGCGGCGCGGAGCTTCTTCACATCGTCGAGCAAGTCCAGCAGTTCCGCAATGGCGTCGCGCTTGGTCTCAACATAGGTGCGCGTCTCCGGTGAAGCGACCGGCGCGAGCGTTGCCACGGCCGCCGTTGTCAGGGTGAGTTTCCTGACACGCTCTCCGATGGACTGCCGGTGCATTCCGTGCTTGTCCGCGATCTGGGAGGGCGTGAGTCCCGCCTCGATGTCCTCCCGCAATTGCTCGTCCGTGATGCGTTTTTGCGCCATTTTACAGTGTCAGGATATTTGTCAGGACGTGCGGCGCGGCACAGGGATCGGCGGCGCGGGCCTGCGTTGCTGCTGCGGCTTCTTACTGCGATCCGGATTCACCGGCAACTGCGGCGCGGGCTTCATCGGGTTCTCGCGTCCGCCCCGGCCTGCGCCTCCACTCGACTTCGCCATTATTGTCGCCACCTCAAAATCAGATAGAAGAGAAGCATCCAAAGCGTGATGAGGGCGCTGATGATAAAGCAGAGCACGTCCGCAATCGTCAGCACCGCCGCTCGCCTCCCTGCGTCTTCTGCTTGACGTTCCGATAGAACGCCTGGTCAAAACTGGGAACCCACACGCACTGCCACCGCATCTGACAGAGCGCCTGCACTTCC